TCTCAGCAACAACCAAAACAACCACCTCAATTTCCTCATCAACAACCACCTCAATTTCCTCAGCAACAACCAAATCAATTTCCTCAGCAACAACCAAATCAATTTCCTCAGCAACAACCAAATCAATTTCCTCATCAACAACCAAATCAATTTCCTCAGCAACAACCAAATCAATTTCCTCAACAACAACCAAATCAATTTCCTCAGCAACAACCTAGTCAATTCCCCCCAAAACAAAGTCAATTTCATCAACAACAACCAAATCAATTTCATCAACAACAACCAAATCAATTTCCTCAGCAACAACCAATTCAATTTCCTCATCAACAACCAAATCAATTTCCTCATCAACAACCAAATCAATTTCCTCATCAACAACCAAATCAATTTCCTCATCAACAACCAAATCAATTTCCTCAGCAACAACCTAATCAATTCCCCCCAAAACAAAGTCAATTTCATCAGCAACAACCAAATCAATTAACTCAGCAAGCGCCTGCGCAATTTGCTCAACAATATTATTCTGCAAAACCACAAGAAATGAAACCATTATTACCACCACACCAACAACAAAAACCAACACAACATATGTATCAAACCATTGATTCCAATCGTCCTCAATCTCAACCACTTCGTCCACATTTTTCACCATTAACACAAACTGTAATTGCTCCAATTGCTCCAATTGATCCAGAACGTCAATTACTTTACCAAGCATTTGCAATTTATTTTAATGATCCCACATTTGTAAAGACCAATGAGGTAACCGAATCCTATTCTCTTTATTACGCTCGTGTAAGTTGTATGTTGGCAGAATTTCGATATTTGATTGTTGTGACTGATCAAGATAATATACCATATGGAACAACGGTGTCATTATCAGATTTAAAATGGAAATCATTTCAATTACGAACCTTATCCAAAGAGATAAAAGCACCGGAAATTACATATAAAAAAGAAAATAATGGTGTGTTTGATGATGATATTCAATTGGTCAAACGTGATAAAAACGAAAATAAAGTATTGTATCAATGTGTTCATAATCCATTAGTAGTAGAATTGTTACCTACAAAAAAAGGAAGTGTACATGATTATCCAGATAAAGCCACATTAGAAGCAGCTATGGATACATTTCAATGTGTTATTTATTTTTCGTAATGTATATCTTAAATGTCTTTTAACAAAAGGTCTTACCAAAAAACTTACTATAACAGAATAGTAAATGGTTTATTAAGTGAATGTACTGAATAAATATTTACCTTGTCGACCGTTTTTATTTTCTCTTGTTTTTAATTTTATTTACAAATATTACATAGTGATTTTATCTATATTTTTAATTAAAATAATTAAGAATACTATTTTATTGAAAATGGTCGACAAGGTAAAAAATATATTTAGTACATTTATTGTAACATCATACATTCTGATATCGTAACATTTTTGGTACGGGTTTTTGTGAAAAAACCGTAAATTATTCTACTTGAAATCCTAATTCTTTTGCTTTATTCATCAGTGAAGCATAATTACCTATAAATTCAGGTGTTTTATGTTCTGGATCATGTTGTTTTGACATGACATGAGCTAATTCATGAATACCAATTTTTAACATTTTCGAATAGGGTAAAAAGGTACCTTGTTTATTTCGTAAACAAATACATACATGTTTTTTATTTTCTGTATAACTATCTTCTGGAATACAAGATACTAACCCTTTCATATCAATTTTTGATAGATCATGTGGATAAATTTTTGCTAAATCAGCAGTTAATTTATCAAACATTTGTTTCGAAGCATCATCTTTAGCAACCTTATAATGTTCATTTCGATGGAGACCAAAATAGACTCCTAAAAATACAGCTAGTCCAATAATAATAATTGCTATAATGATAACAATATATTTAGGATTCATCATTATAAATGATAAATATTATAATAAAATAAATTAAAATATTATCATATAGTAGAATTAATTTTTCATGAACTCCATAGTGATGGCTCGCCCAACGTATTCTCAGACGGTAACACCCCGGTTTGATCCCTATCGAAATTCGGGAACAACACGAGGTTCAGAACCATCCGATATGAGTCAAACCGCCATGGGTGCAGAATATCGTCTATATGAAAAAAACGTTCCCAGTAATGAATTTTTTTCAGAAAAAATAAAAACTTCTCATAGTAATAATAATACAATGTCTGTACAATTTGATGCGATTGATGCCCCTGTTCCTCATACGATACCTAACCAACAATTTTCAAAAATCGGATCAATGAATTCGGAAGGTTCTACGAAACGTGATAGTAAAGACAGTCGTCCTGATTTATCGTATCAAAGTGCTCAATTACCCAAATTGGGTCTTGAAAATAAATTCAAAGATCCAACTGATCCGTCGAATTACATGTATGATCGTACATTATTTGCACCGTTAAAACGTCGATATGGTGCTGTCCAAACCGATTTTATTCGTGGTGATATTTATGTTGCTCCCAATCGTTTTGGTTGGTTTGATGTCCCCTCTAATCCTGGCACCGATTTAAATCCTGGATTTTTTAATATGAATTATCCATCTCTTCAAGAAAATGTTGTAAAACAAGATACCGAAATTGTACGTGAAAATCGTAGTATTAGTATGGAAGAATTAGAATCCATTCAAAAAAATAATCCATTTTCTACTAGTTTTCTTCATCGTCCATAATCATTTCTTATATTGTAAAAGCATAATACACTACAATCATACATATTTTTTACAAGAATATACTTTTTTATTTTTTACTAAAAATAAAAGATGAATGATAGTTATATATATTATAAAAACACGATTTTTTTTCATTTTGGTACGGATCGTTTAAAAAACACAAATGATTTTTTACATGGACTTGGACTACGACTACTATTATATGAATGAATAGGTGATATACTTTTTCGATTTTGTTTTATGGAATCTTTTGTTTTATGTATATTTCTACTTTTTACATTAACATTGTATGTATAGATGATTTCTTTATCACCACGAAGTACGATTTCGTTTTTTTTTATTTCCTGAACTTCATACTCAAATATTTTACCATCTGTATTTTGTATACGAACCATATGTATGGTTTTATCATCATTTTTTGATAAAAATGGACGAATATGTTTTGAATATACTTTTTTTGCTGCGCCAGATGGAGTAGTAGAATGTACTAATGTATCACAATTGGGTTCAATAATTGTATATACAATTTTTTTATCTGACTTTTCTCTCATCTTATCTTCTTTTTTATATAATTCTTCCATTCTTATGTAATAAAAAGAAAATAATAATTATATTAAAATCTTTAAACTTCAAAAGAATTTAAAAAATATAATTAATTATAATTGACTTAAAAGTTATATAACGTGTAAGTATGTCAGGTGAAGAAGAGTTAATTATTACAACAGATCAATTACCAAGTACATCAATTCAACCTATAATCGCACCATCATTAGTAACGATACCACCTCTACCAATATTACCACCTCTGCCATATATTACTACAACACTACCAGTACCAAAAGTACCATCTTTACCTTCTCTATCTACATTACCTCTAGCTACTACTCAAGCATATGGTATTGAAAAACAAAAAACATCAGCAACATCATTTCTTGAAAATGAAGATCATGTACTTGTTATTCATAGTATTTGTGATATCCTTTTATTCTATATGTTATTTCGTTATATTTCTACAATGTACTCACATACAAAACGTACAATTACTGACTGTCGAACATCATTACATAAATTAAGAGAAGAATACGGTTTACAATCCGAGTAGAGTAATAATTGCAAGGCCTTTTCACAAAAGGCCTTACCCCAAAACTCGCTATAAAAGAATGTTAATTAATATAATGGTTTATTCAGTACATTTACTGAATAAATACTACTATATTCATTCTGTTATAGCAAATAAATAGAGTAAAAAAGATGTGAATAATTGAACTGTCTTATAACTTAATTTTATTTGCTATAACAGTTTGTCGTAGTACTTTTACTATTTATTCAGTGAATATACTGACTAAATTGATTGTAACATCATACATTTTGTTATCGTAACATTTTTGGTACAGGTTTTTGTGAAAAAGTCGTGAATAATTGATTTAATACGATATCATATGTAAATAGTATGTTTCGTATTCAAGGTACAGAAACGGATACCTATCAAGGTATTAATATTATACATGATGAATATCATACTGGTTATCTAGCAATTCAAGGTGAAGATCAAACACCTACTTTTTCTATTCACTCTTCTCCATCAACTAGTACCATTCGTTCTGTATCTGAATTACGTCTCGATGTTCAACAAGTAGTACTTCCAGAATTACATCATAATGATATCATACCACGACAACTTGTCATTGATCAGCATGGTCGTATCTTTTCTCAATCATCTACGTCTTCATTATCCACCACGATATGTGTACTTATCATTGGATTACAAGTGTATTCTATTTTATCTACATTTATGTAATACATTCACGGCTTTTTGTGAAAAAGCCGTACCAAAAATGTTACTATAACAGAATTTATGATGTTACAATGAATGTACTCAGTATACTCACTGAATTAGACCTGGGTTAATTCTACAATTTTTTCTACTTTTTTATTACACTATTTTTAAATTAAGTACAAAATTAGGTACAATATGTAATTCTATAATTTATTCTACAATAAAATTGTAGAATTAACCCAGGGCTACACTGAATAAATAATAAAATTGCTACTAAAAACTGTTATAGCAAATAAAATTGAGTTATAAGACGGTGAATACATTGGGTTTATTTTTTTCATAATTGTTTATTATCAAGATCTTTTGTTAAAAGGCCTTACCTCAAAACGTACTATAACATAATGTAAATTTTACCTTGTCGACCGTTTTCAATAAAATAGTATTCTTAATTATTTTAATTAAAAATATACATAAAAACACGATACATAATGATACAATATTTGTAAATATAATGAAAAATAAGACAAAACAAAACCGGTTGACAAGGTAAAATACAGATTACTACATACCTTTTATTTACGATTTATTAAATACATGTCGGATAATAACTGCGGTAGGTTTCGAAATCATCATAGTGTTGTATGAGTTCAAATGACATACATTGTGAAAAAGAATGTAATTTGACCAGTAAATCTGCATTAGGACGTAAATGAACAGTATTTGAGATACGAAATTTTTTTTGAATCCATAACGGAATCCATTTATGTACACACATCATACAATATTGACTATTACAATAAATAATAAATTGAGAATTTGACTCGGTAACCCAATTACGTAAAAATTGAAGAATTTCCAACATGGATTGAAGTGTATTTCTATCATCATTTTCTTGGTATTCCTTACCTTCGACGGAAATGACTTCATCATGATATAATAACGTTACCTTCCATCCGAGCGTATCAATATGTGCATAGACGTAATATTCCATCGTAGTAACACATATGCAATACAAATTCTATTTTCATTTTTTACATGTGATCCATACATTTCGTAATGCTTCCATATCGACTGGTTTACCAAGATTTATCATATGAGTATTTGAAATGGTAACATATTTATCATAAAAATAATTATAAAATGGATAGGAGTTTTTTTCTAAAAAAAGTTCTGATTGAAAAAAACGACTTTCTACAAGACGAGTATAACATTGAAATGGTAATCCAAAATCTTTTAGTCCATGTTTACGTTGTTGGACGGTATCCCATACTGGAATAATAATAATAAGAGAAAACAATTGATTTTCTAAATCACGGAGTAACTTATCAGTCATCTTGGTACAAAACACATCATCAAATGGGGGATTCGCAAAATAAACTATATCATCTTTGTATTCTGTAAAGGCGAAAAACGAACCATGACTCGTAAAGACTTCTTTTTCATCTTGAAAAGGACTACAATACGCACCACATGTATTTAATGGTGTTCCAAATAATTCATGGCTTTTATAAAAAGATAGTACCGGCGGTGGTGTGGATAAACTATTATTTAATCCACCTAGATAAAGATAACGTGATACTAGTTTGTTTACATCCATATCAATTGTGGATCCAGTATATATGGTTTGTAGTCGTTGGAGTTGTTTTGGTGAACAACTTACTGGAGGAGTCTGTTCACGTGAATGATTTGGAACAGATAGTGATGCTTTTTGTACAATACGTTTGTATGTTTCACTTGGGAATGGTATCATGGAATCCGCTAGTATGATATTAAAACGTTTGACATAATAAGCAATATCATCCATCATAATAAAATCATGCGTTGGTAAACATAATGCTACATCAAAGGTATTATATTGTAATGCATTAAAATTCCAACGACAAAAAATATCATATAAATCTGTTTCAATATCTTTTAATTTCTGATGTAATCCTTTTGGTTTTGGTGTACTACTTGACTTGATTACGTCTTTAATGTATTGTAAACATAATTCAATCACATCTGATTTAAATTGATATAATTGAGGTAATCTACCACAGTCAAAATGAATCATTATAAAATCGTTTTCCCCTACTTATAAAATTGTGTTTAGAAGATAATTTTAATATTATATTATTATAAAAATGGATGACCGCCCTCTTGTCATTTTAGATTTAGATAATACATGTATTTCTGCAGTCGACTACAATACCATCCATACTGTTCCTCATCCTGAAACATATGTCTATCATGATTTAGAAAATATCTATCGTATTTATGAACGACCTGGATTACAAGAATTTCTCGATAAATTATTTAAAACATACAAGGTCGCTATATGGACAGCGGCAGGTGTAACCTATGCATTATTTGTGATTCGTACGTGTATTATTCAAAACCATCCCGAACGATCCATTGAATTTGTCATGTGGGATAATCACTGTCGGTATTCCTCTCGACGTTCAAAGGGTCAATTTAAAAATATGATGTTACTCGAACCATTGTATCATCTAACAAAAATTGTATTATTAGATGATAATCCAGATGTATTGCGTCAACGAAAAGATACCATTAATTCACACTATTTTGATGTCATGGTGGAAAATGCATATCATGATACATTTCTATATCATTTATGTGACATTATTGAACTTTATTTTATCAGAAAAAAAAGTAGAAAATATATTAAAAAAGAAGAATTACAAAAATTATTACGAGAAGATTATACTACAACGAAAGCTCATATACCACACATTCAAGATCCAACTGATCTTATTTTTCAACCACTACATGTGTATCACAACAATAACGATACGCATCCATAAGGTTTTTTATAATGATGACCAAGAATACATATAAACTACCTCTATGATTACATATGGTTTGTAATCGTTTATTTTATAATAATGATATTATAAAAGTACAAATGTAGTAGTTATATCATGTACATAAACAGTATTTTCATATAACAAATAGGAAAAAAATAAACTTACATTAACCAACAACATCAAAACGTTTACGAGTAAGTAAGAGTAAACTGTCATAGGGAATATCAGAGTTATTACTAGCACCATCCGTAGTTGCGTCATTGGTAGATCTACCATGTTGGGTTGCTCTGGATAATTTACTTCCTGTTAATGCATCGGGAGCACTCATCGTTTCATAATTATTTTTGATCTCATCATTTCCATTCAAACCCAACGAAGCATTTAAATAATATGAATATTGAGGACGGGAAACAGCAGTTTCGGCACACATACGATAATTTGGATCCATTCCTGGTGCTTCACGAAAGTTTGTGGACAGAACAGAGGGGCGACCATATGTATCAAAACTAGATGTGGCTTCTACTGGGTTTGTAGTATTTTGACGAGTCATACCTAATTGTGTTGCGTTACCAGAAACTACTTTATTCGTCAGAGTAGCAATAAATGATGGCGTGGACATTTCTTTTTATACTTACAAGATTAAAAAAAAATTAAAAAATAAAATTTTTCATGTAAAAAAATCGTTCTTCTTTTACAAATCGTTCTATTTTTTAGAGATGTATCCTCACTTTTTTTATAAAAAAAACAAATAAAAAATACACAAAAACACAACAGTGATTCAATAACCTAGTAAGACTTTTTTCATAAAACCCCCTACTCTATTACTTTCTATGACATAATTTTAATTACTATACTATTTTATTTACCTAGTGTTCCAGCTGCTTTCATAATAATGTTTTTTAATTTAGTAATTAATTCAGGTCCTGACGGTTGTGTAGTTTGTTTCCATATGGTATGTGGAACAAATATTGAGCTTGGTATAGTGGTTACATTACTACGTCGTTGTGCTAACTCATTAGATTGTTCAGAAAACCCACGAACACGTGTTTCTGGAGAACGGACTGGAAAAGATAGATTTGATGAGAGAACTTCACTTTTTCTAGCATTCTCCTCTTCTACACGTTTCTTAGCAATTTCTTCCGCTCGTTTTCGAGCGATTTCTTTTTCTACACGTTCTATAGCGATTTCTTCTTCTGCAAGTTCTATAGCGTTTCGATCCATAACGTATCTGGTTTTATTACGAGAAATCATATGTTTGATGATACGTGTATTGTCATCATCTGTCAGCATAACTGGAAAAGGTTGATATGTCACTTGGGAATTACGTAATGGAACACATAATGTAGGAATACCAATCTTATGATCAATTCCTTGTTGTAGCACAAATAAATCATAGTGACGATTATCTTCATTATACAAATACATGGGTGGGACAAGATTAGTACATTCGTGTTGTGTCGTCGCAATATCTTGTCCTGGAGTCATGTCATTGTTATAATAATACGGTTGTCCATCACGATTATTTGTACTATATTCAAGTACATTAATTTGAAAATGAATAGCAAATGCAATTACATCAAGAGTTGATCCCCAGTTTGTATCATGTACCATATATTCTCGATACTCTTGTTTTGATTTTCCATCCGTATAACCTTCAAAAAAGGAATCATCCCATGTATCATAAAACATATATAATTCATTTCGTATTTCAGCTTGTGTCCAATCGGTACGTCCTCTCAAATGAACCGCATTACAATGACCAGCCATACAATAAAATAAACAATTACCATCCCTCTGAATTGTGTATAAACGAAATTCAGAAGGATGTATGGGTGAATTCATAAGAAATCCATGACGAACTGCATAATCATTATTCGGATCAGTTAGTGTTTGTAAAAAGTCTTGGTCTACCGCAACTGATAATGCAAGAGATGGATCATCTAATGAAGCATCTTCATACCAACGTTTCGGTAATTGACCGAGAATACGTTGTTCTGATGAACCAATGGTTCGTATATCAAAAGGTGGTACATCATTGCTTGTATCGAGACATTCTGAATCATTTTCATCGACCAATGGTGGAGGGTATGACGGAGAGGGTGGAGGATATGAAGGAGATGGTGGAGGATATGAAGGACTTGCTGGTGGAGGATAATCAGGAGTCGCTGGACGATATGGCGGAGGATAATCAGGAGTCGCTGGACGATATGGCGGAGGGTAATCAGGAGTCGCTGGACGATATGGCGGAGGGTAATCAGGAGTCGCTGGACGATATGGTAGTTCTACTTCAGGTTCAGTTAGGTCAATTACTACTGGATTAGATGCTACTGCTACTGGATTAGATGCTACTGCTACTGGTTTTTTATTATATGCTCTTTTTTTTGGTGGTTCAATAGATACTGGTACAGCAGCACCTTGTTCATCATCTTGCGACACTGGAATATCGTATTCTTGTGGAGCGAGTAATTTTTTTAATCCGTCCATAATGTCTTTTTTATTTTTTTTCTTACACATGCCTGGTGTAAGATATGGATTTTCTTTTGATGGAATATCTTTTAATGGATTGCCCTCAGTAGTGACAGTTTTACAAATGTCAAGTAAACTATCTTCAGAAAAAGAAGCAGCATTATCGTCAATATATGGTTTTGCTTCCGGTGTTTGTAATATTGCTTTAATCGAATTACATAATTTATCTTTATTTAATGATTCTTTTTTGGTTGTTTGTAATAAATATGGTAATACACCGTATGGTTTATCACCTACTTTTAGTTCAGTAAGAATTTCATCTTTATCTTGTTTTTTTGTTGTACATGGTTGTCCTTGTTTAAATAAACTAGTTAATTTATTACGTTTAGCACTATCTACTATTCCATTAATATTGTATTCATCTGGAAAATATTTGGTACTCATCCGTAATTTAATGTATAAAAAGAATTTAAATATTTTTATAAAAAATAAAACTCTTTTCAGAATATATGTCATATGATATTGTAAAAAAGAGATACTTTCATAATAGTGTACATTATGAAACATAATTGTAATCTTTTTTTACATAATTTTACCTAAAAAATACTACAAGTACGATTAAAACTCATCATGAAACGAAATAGAAGATTCGGTACCCGCTTTACTATATTCAGTAGGTCGATGTTCAAAGAAATTGGTCTTATTTTCTAGACTAATATAAACCATCCAATCAAATGGATTTTCAATTTGTTTACGTCGCACACCAGTTAAATTTAATACCAAATGTTCTGCAACATAGTCAATATATTGACACATGAGATCTGCATTCATACCAATGAGACGTACAGGTAAACATTCTGATACAAAATCTTTTTCAATTGCTACTGCTTCATCAATCATACGATACAACTCATCGACTGGTAATTTTTGTTGAATATAGTTACGATACAATAAACACGCAAAATCCCGATGCATCCCTTCATCACGTGCAATTAATTGATTACTCAAGGTTAATCCCGGCATTAATCCTCGTTTTTTAAGCCAAAAAATACTACAGAAACTACCCGAAAAGAAAATACCTTCCACCATAGAAAATGCTACTAATCGTTGTGTAAAACTACCTTCTTGCATCCACTTTGTACACCATTCAATTTTTTTACGAATGGTAGGAATGGTTCGTACCGCATCAATTAAACGTGATCGTTCTTGGAGATCAGTAATATAGGTTTCTAATAATAATGCATACGTTAATGTATGTTCCGATTCCATAAATTTTTGTAATTGATAAAACATTTGTGCTTCGGGGATGGTAATACGAGATACAAAATCGGTTTCCAAATGTTCATTTACAATAAAATCACTGACTCCAAAGAATGCTAATACTGTAGAAATATAATGATGTTCATCGCTGGACATATTATTCCAATCATTCATATCGGGACGTAAATCTAACTCTTCTGCAGTCCAAAAACTAGCTTTATGATCTTGACGAGCCTTCCATAAGTCGTTGCATTGAATCGGAAACAAGTTAGTTCGTTTATAAGCTGGGTCAAGTAACGGTTCCATTTTTTCTATATGTTTCTTTTTATTATTATTATTTTTCATTTTTATACGGTATCGTATTTTTTTATTTTTATACAAGGCCTTTTGTGAAAAGGCCTTACCCCAAAACTTGCTATAACAGAATGTTTACCTTGTCGACCGTTTCAATAAAATAGTATTTTTAATTATTTTAATTAAAAATATACGTAAAAACACTATACATATTTATATAATATTTGTAAAAATATGAAAAAAACAAAAACTGTCGACAAGGTAAAATGTTAATTAATATAATGCTTTATCAAGTATATTCACTGAATAAATAATATAAATATATTCTGTTATAGCAAATAAATTGAATGAAAAAGTTGTGTTTTTATACTACTATCATAATAAAAATAAAATCAATATTTTATTATCATTTATTGTAAATGATAAGGTAATGAATAGACTAAAATAAAATAATACCGTCTTATCACTCAATTTTATTTGCTATAACAGTTTTTAGTACTTTTACTATTTATTCAGTGAATATACTGAGTACATCATAAATTTTACCTTGTCGACCGTTTTCAATAAAATAGTATTTTTAATTATTTCAATTAAAAATATACGTAAGAACACAATACGTAATGATATAGTATTTATAAATATAATCAATATTATTATAAAATAAAAATCGGTCGACAAGGTAAAAATTCTATAGTAACATTTTTGGTACGGGTTTTTGTGAAAAAGTCGTGTAAAATAATGAATCCTACTAGTACCGTTTACCTCTTATTTTCGTACCGTACGACGACTCTTTACTGATTCAATTTGTTTGTTATCATTTTCTTGTACTTGTACTGGGGATTGTTTTGTCGTTGTAAAAAAAGTTGTATCATCACATACATTACGTACAGATACACGTGTCATAGATGAATCCCATAATCCATCTACTAATCCATGTTCCATACATTCTTGAGATGACCACCAAATATCATGAAGTAACACTGATTTTATTTTTTTATCACTCATCGTCGTGTGTTCCTTGTACAAGGATGTTAATAGAGCCATGAATTTTTTATCATTTTCAAAGTCATCTTGTAATTCTTGGAACTTACCAGAACACGCTGAAGACAATTGATGAATCAACATGAAGGAATGTTTCGTAATGTATCGCTTATGACACACCATAGAAATAATGGTAGCAGCACTCGCAGCACTTCCTTCAATAATGGATACAATCGGAATACGTGATGTAATGATCGTATCGACAACAGAAAATGACGCTAATAAATCACCACCAATTGAATTAATATGAAGAAAAATAGGAGGAGGAGGACAGTCATATTCAATCGAGTATTTGAGTAACTCTTTATTTAATGATGTAATCTTTCGGTTCAAATCCAAACACGACGCTTGCGTCACATCAGTGTAAAAGTACAAATGATTCTTGTCCTTGTCCGTATCCGGTCCCTTTAATAAATTGGTTAATTCTTCCATGGCATCGTCTTCAAACTCTTCTGCAACAGGAGTTTGAGTTTTTTTCTTACTAGAAAACATGGGCATACGACGAATTGACATGATAAATGTTGATAGTGATAGGTAACTGTATGATCTTCTTTGTTGTATTTTATTTTCATTTTTTTTGATAAAAAGTGAAATAGAATAAAAAAAGTACGTAAAAAAATAAAATAATCCATACTAGATAATAATAATGTCCTATACGTTAGGTTTTCAACAATCCTATACAGAACGTGAAAAACAATTACAATTAATTTCCAAGTATGCTGCCAATCCACATATTCGTGAACAAGCAAAAGAAAAATTAAAAGCAACACTAGAACGAAAACAATCACTACCTATCGAATATACATTAGAGCAACCTTTTCCTAACTATTCATTTGAAACAACAGAAATAGTATGCCAGGGTGGAACATGTGAACGAATCATACATGATTCAGAATATGTACCTGTAGATTTGACGGATCCATTTCGTATTGAAAAATCGTAATTAAAACCACGTGATAATAGTAAACAAACTGATGTGGGATTACGTCATGTCTCAATTTTATCATTACTTTTATTTTTTTTTATTTTTCATTGGTATCTTTATTATCATATTAATTGTCTGTTACGGAAAACGTACCAAAAAATCAGCCACATGGAGTTGGGATGACTTACATGATGCATTTACATCGTTTCGAAAAAAACCAACCACTGTCCCTAAAAAACATGAACAACGTTGTCGTATTATTATGGAAAATTTATTTAAAGCGCCCTTTCCTAGTATTCGTCCTGATTTTTTAAAATATACCAGTGGTAAGAATTTAGAACTAGATGGATATAATGAACAATTAGGTATTGCATTTGAATATCAAGGCATTCAACATCGTACATTTACACCTCGTTTTCATAAAACAAAAGAAGACTTTAAAAAACAAGTACAACGTGACATTTATAAGAAAAAAATATGTGAAGACCGAGGGATACGATTATTAGAAATTCCTGATACGGTACCATATGATGACTTGCAAGAGTATATTATTAGTGAAGTAAAAAAATGGTATGAGGAAAAATAAAGATATGGGTATAGGAAAATAATTAGTACTAGTACATAATGAATTAGTAGTAATTACTTATTCTTATCGTAAAGACAACGTATTATAACTTAATTTTATTTGCTATAACAGTTTTTAGTAGTAATTTTACTATTTATTCAGTGAATATACTGAGTAAATTTATTGTAACATTTTTGGTACGGGTTTTTGTGAAAAAGCCGTGAGTAAAGACCGTATTAAAGAACATTCTATAACATAGAATGGAAGCATACGTACTTACTCATCTCTATCACCGTACACTTTCATTATGGTATGAAACGCCTTCTCATCGTAATGAAACTCTTCCCTTATCTGATTTTTCTACTGCTCTTACTTCATTACTACTTCATCTCTGTTCTCAATTCCCTCTCCATCATGTCCTTTTATTATCATCAGATGGTCGTATTCATTGTGCGAAAACCATGGATGAACCTGCACCACAAACGTTTCGTGTACGTCGTTATATCAAAATTAATAATAATGTATCTACTTCTTCCATCGGACATATATTATCCTATATTTATCAATTACTCAGTATAGAATCCGATGGAGTTACTATTTCATTATTGGACACCATTGGAATCACACAATTTGTATTACACGTACTAACGGAACATGATATAAATACATCAGAATGGGTAACACTTGTACGTAAACAACTTTTCGGAATACCACCCTTTGCCCGTTCATATGAAACAGAATGGAAAGAACATCGGAATCATATGTTACAGTCTATGATACGACCAACACGTGTCTTGGAAGTTGAACAATTAACCAATCAAGAAGAACTATTACAACGACTTGGTTCCTGTTATCGAATGATTGACACATTGAATAAAACCATTCAATTACAGGATGAACGTATTACATGGTTGGAAGAAATCATCACGCCAAAATAATACGGCTTTTTCACAAAAACCCGTACCAAAAAATGTGTTACGATAACAGAATTTATGATATTACTATAACATTTACTAGTAAAAGTACTACTAAAAACTCTTATAACAAATAAAATGGTGCAAAATAACAAGGTCCTTATATTATTTTATATAAATTTCATTATATTGTAATGAAATTCTATGATACAATGATTTATTAAGTATATTCACTACATAAACCATTATATTAATTATCATTCTGTTATAGTAAGTTTTGGGGGGTAAGACCTTGGTATTATTCTTTGTTTACTCGTGTGTACCTACATAATATGTGAATTACATCACAAACGACCTGTTCAAGCGATTGATTACCGTTAATCATTTCAACAGTCACTCCCATTGCTTTCATCTCATCCACGTATGTATTGTGTAATGAATGAATGTCTTCTAGATATGTACGTGATATGTCGTCTTCTCCTGTTCGACTACGTTTTTTAATTCGTTCATAGCATATGTCAGGTGATGTCGTAATATAAAGAATAAGATCGGGTGTCCACGAAATTAACATATTGGATAACGTACGTAATGTATCATATTCGACTTTTGTAATGTGTCCATTATGTAATGCATTTTTTGAAAAAATTAACATGGAAGAATATTTATTTCGTTCGACAAGTGTAATTGGTTTTTTTGGATACATAGGATGGGTAAATAATTGAGAAAAAGACATAAGAATTCGTGTTTGAAACCCAAATGTATGCTTAGACATATCGGAATAAAATAATTCTAACCATTTTTCATCTGACCAACGTGTAACATCTTCTGGATAAATCGCAATGTCATCACCTACATGAGTACATAAGGTTTGAATGATTTCAATCACACTGGACTTTCCACTACCAATATTACCATCAATACTAATAATCATGTGATGAAAAGTGTTGTGTTTACTATATAAATAGGTTTTTGTTTAATACAATTAAACAAATAAAGACATATAAAAATGTTTTATGCTAGTTCTGATGCTGGTATTACATGGGTAAAAATAGATGAGAGCGTAGAACTTCGTCAAGCATATCTTCATTACCAACACACATCAACACTTTTTACCACTACCACTGGTTATATTGTACCGACTGTTTCTTCATGTATTTACATTCGTATCTATCCTACTACTCATACCTATGAATATATTAAATGGGTAGGTGAAACCAAACGAGATCATGTAGATTGGATCCGTTCTCAATTACATGTAATGCCTGTCGTAAAAGAAGAAAGTATTCATTCGGATACGGATTCTGATAAAAAAGAACCGAATGCTTCATTGTCCTCTTCTGTACTTTCTATGAATCCTGAAGCACTACACGAGACGGACTTATCTTTTCCTTCTTTGGATACACCACCCGCTTCTTTGTCTTTGTCTTTGTCTTTTCCTTTGGAATTGATTTCTCCGCAGGAGCATTCGTTACCGGTAGAGCCAATGACGATTTCAGTACCGGAACTGGTAATGGATTCGACAACCGATCTACGTTCTCCGATGGAAATAAAAAAGGCAATGTTGAATAAAATTCGGGAAAATGTGTCTGAAATGATTTAATAAGTCCGCCTGATTGTAGGTACGTTAGCATTCGTGTCTGAAAATGTTTTTCAAAGACATGAAACTGATCGACGATATCAATAATAATGGGTACTGTATCCATACGACGAAACACACGACCTAAATACTGTTCAAACATTTCTTCTACATCTCCAGCTACGAGTAACATATCTAATTTCGGATTATCAAATCCGACGCCTGCCTTTGAGTACGTTGCGACCAGGATGCGTGCATTGGTATTGTATGTTTTTGCATTTCCAGCAAAGATATCGACGGATTCACCAGCTTCTTGTAACAAATGAAGCAAGACGGTTCCATGTTGTTCGACACGTTTCGTCAAAATCATGATGGTCCGATTACGAAAAAATTGACATAATTTTACAATACTTTTATTACGATCTGGATGAGTGGCTTGACTCGTAATCACATGTGCCCAATCTAATTGACCTTGTTCTGTTTCTCGTGTTTCTGGTTTAATTTTCGTTTCAAATTTATACACATTAAAAGGACGATATAACTTTCGACGAATGATACTGTACCCATAATGAACTTGTAAGATTTTGTCTAATTGATCACTCCGAAACGGTGTAGCGGATAATGCCATACAATATTTGGGTTGAACACGTAAAAATGCTTTACTCATACTAGGCGTACAAAACATATGACATTCATCAATAATATACATACCGACACCTGCAAATTCTTGATAGGGTCGATGTGCCATATTTTCCCCTAACAATAAATAAAAATCCATTCCAGGTTGAACAACTGTTTTATTTTCTAAAATTTGTACTCGTAATGATGGATTCACTGTATGAATACTTTGTTTCCATTGTTCTAAGTGACTCACTCGATATACATTTACTACAGTTTGTAATCCCATTTGTAATGCATATAAAATTGCAAAATAACTTTTACCCCATCCACAATGAAGTGATAAAATGATTGATTGAAAGTTTTCCATGATTTCATCCACTTCTTTCTTGACAATACATTGATAATCACGTAATTGAAATGTAGTATCTGTTGTCGATAATGTATTCCATACTTGTCCGATCGGAAGTAATTGCGGTACATGTTGTTCAATATAATATTTAGGCATATAAACTACTTTGTCATGAACCACAAAACATTCAATTGTATCACCAGTGGATTCGGATCGAATACAACAATCTTTAATAATGGTTTCACGGGTTAGTCGATCCAATGCGATAAATGTTGATAATGGAAATGAAATGCTCATGATATAGTATCAATAGGAATACCATATCAACTAAAAAATGAAATAGAAATCATTTTTTTATAAAAAGTACAAGTATACGGATGACAATTGTATCAGCACGTACAGTCGAAGTATTGATGCGATGGACAGAAGTTCATGTAAAAAAATTACGTTCTCATAAAAAAGAAATTGATATGGTACATAAAGACACCAAACAATTGTTACTTGATAGTGAACGATATTATGTCTATGTTGATAATACGATTACAGTTGACATTTGTTACCGTCTATGTTGTAAAAACGAACATAATGAATGGATCAACTGTTTTCATCCTTCTTGTGAGTCAAATGAATGGATTGTACGGTGTAAAGTGTATGTATCTGATTATAAAGATGATGTATTATTTTCCAAGTACATTTGTGATGACAATGATCTATCCCTACTACTTCAGTCATTTGAAAAATGTACTCGTAGCACTACATTTTGTGTATGTGGAAGACTAGCAAGACATGATCATTTACAATCGGAAAAACAAGGTACATGTACGAATTGCTATACGTATGGATTTGTACGTGGAGAAGAATGTTCCATTTGTATGGTAGATGATGGTAAACCTTGGTTGAAAACATCATGTAACCATTATTTTCATGATATATGTTGGAGCAAGATTGATGTATCAATGTATGGTATTGTCAAATGTCCATTATGTCGATCCAATCAAGATGATGATACACTGGTACGATTATAAATAAAAATATTCTTCATAATTTATATTTTTTATAGTATAGTATACTATACTATAAAACAGAGTAATTTAATAATGATACGTTATTATCGTCTTACGAGAATTTTATCAAGTAGTAATTGAATAACGACTTTGGAATCATTTCGTCCACTACAGTACATATCATAATTATCAAGTATATGTTGTACTTTGATATGAAGTATATCATCTGTTAGTTGATAAGGTAGGGACAAATAATGGTGATGTACTAGTTCCGTAAAGATAGAATGAGATGTACCATATAAATAATAAGAAATCATCGTACATAATTCTTTACTGTGTCGGGAACGAGGTAACATTACATCGGTATTGTTACAGAACCAAGCCATTTGAACTAAATCATAATAAATTTCACCGAGGTACTGTTGTAATGATGTAACATTGGTACGTTTTCGCATCATATCAATTTTTTCATATAATGATTGAATCGATTCAATTTGTAACGTAGTGGGTACACGATCCATATAGTCTTGATATTGTTTCACGAGTAAATATAATTGAGGTGCAGATACACCACCGGAAGTCCACTCTTGTAAAAAGGTAATTGTACTAAATTCTTCTTCTTTTTTCGAAACCAATCGTGATACATGTTCAATACTCGAATACGGAGAAAAATAAATTATATTGGGTACAACGTGACAGATGGGTTTTCCGTCTGATAATAAACTTGATATAACATAATCAATGGAAGTAATGGTAACAGAAGGATATAAACGAATTTCTTTTAACCATTCGATATGTTCTTTGACTGCTACGATAAATGATGCTTGTTTTTGATTTATAAGAATAAAATCACGACACGGTGTTGTTACCACATGATAAAAGATAGAATAAAATAAAAATAAATGTTCTAGATCATAACAAAACATACTTTGTAGTATGACATGTATATCTTTCTCATTACATTTATAACGATCTCCATCTGCTAATGTCGCACAACGTCTAGTAGTCATATCAGTCAGGTACGTTACCATACGTGCTTGAATGATTTGGATTTCTCTGTCTGTTAGTATTTGTTGTTTTTCATGATACAATTGATGTAAACGTACGATTTGCTCTCTTTCGGGTTGCGAACGTTCTTCTGTACTAAGTAAGGATGAAAGATCTTCTGGTGACCATGTTGGGAGTAGTGGTAACAAACGTTCTTTGTTAAGAAGATGTAATTCAAGAAGCGTAATACGATTTAGTAATTGAAATCGTTTTTTCAGTAGTGCATCATGCTTTTCTTTTACTAGACGATATTCTGAATGATCTGGATTACTTGCTTGAAGCATCGTTCGTATTTGCATTTCCTCGTTACTATTTTCACCTAATTCACCTTCTATTTTTTGTATGGTTACTAGTACAATGTCATCTACTTGATCTTGACGTAATTTTTTTTGTTCTTTTAATAGTATAGCAAGATCATTTGAACGTGGTACTGGTACTTCATACTGATAGATTGATGGTGACATGATATTATTTCTACCTGTAAAGAGTTGAATCCATTTATATACGGGTTGTTTTTGAACATGATCATTGGATTGAACAATGGAAATAAGTTTTTTCAACATCGGTACAATAAAGGTCCCACATTCTGAAATAGAAATTGGTATATCATTTTCAATATAACAGGTGCATACTAATTCGGGTGTTAACCACTGAATTCCAGTAGGTTCTACGGAAAGTGTATCGGGTATGATGATGTCAGAAAATGCTGTTAGTGATTGAATGAGACGATCGAAAAATGATGCCATTGATTCACTTTTTGTATCATCATTAACTTTTGTAATACTCGGATCAGTAACGACTTGCTTTCGTTTTAAAAATAAATCTCCTTGTAAATCAGTAAATAAAATACTATATTCCATAAACGATTCAATGACACAACCGACTAGTTGATCAACGGAAGGAAATATAGTTGACTGAATCGTGGGTTTTGATTGTAAACTATCTTTTTTTCCATATAATACAGTAATGATATCTTGTTCAGTAATATCTTGTTCTGGTACTGTTACTGTGATGTATTCACGTGTCGTATCATAAATATACCATGCATATTGATATAAAATACCCATCCATGATTCCAATGTGGCATCATCCAACATTGGTCCTAATTCACGTAATTGATCGATCGTAAATAATGTTCGTAATTGAGTCGTTTCATCAATTGATAAATAGGACATGTCAGTAAAAAAATCTACTTCAAGTATGGCGTATAAACTACTAGCAATTGTATTTTTACTAGTTGAATGACTAATAAAGGAAACACATTTACGAGCCGTGTCACGCATATACATACGAATAAAATCATTTATAACAAATTCTCTCATATCTTGTTTTTTAATAGAAGTAAGTGCAGAAGTTAATGCTCGACCAAGCACATTTGTTTTGATAAATAAATCCGAACGTAATAAATCAGTCCATTGTTCTTGATCCTCATCTTGAATTTCAATAACTTTTTCCATCCGTAACATACATTTTAATAAGGTACTATCAAATACATAGATATGCGGAAAATAATAGACTTGATTGGAAGAGGTACGAAGATCATGTAAATGTCTCACCATATCTGGATAGCGTTGTAAATATCGTTTAAAATAGTCTTCAAAACGTGGAAATAAACGTTCTGTAATAAATCGAGGTAATGTATACGGTGTTACCATACCAGATGATATTTCATCAGATCTACTCTTATTATATTCTTTTACATATGACCATGAAGCACATTTAAGTACTGCTTCATAAAACATAATATTTTCTTGTAATGTTGTACTAGTGTTACAGTTGTCTTGTATGTATGTTGAAAATGTAGTTACTCTATTATTCCATTCCATTGATGATTCTACACTGGTAATACATTCTGATAGAACTTCTTTATTACATAATGATGAACTATAGTCTGATGGTAAGATAATCATATGTTCCATTTCTCTGTCAGCAAAACTACATTTATAAATAGAAGGAGATTCTTGTCGTACAGATAACATGCGTACAATAAATTGTATATTATAATCAAATGCCGCATCTTTTTTATATGCAATGTACATATGTTGTATACTAGGATATAATTCGGGTTTCTGTTCAAACCAGTCATATACGGTATTGCTTTCTTTTATGGCTTTTGCAATTTTTGTGTCTGGAGATATGCTATGAAGTACATAAAAACGTTGTTTCGGATCATCGATAGATAGATTACGTAAATGATCTGGTTTGGATGGATCCGATACTTGATACGTACGTACATGTACATTGTCAGTAAATTCATTTACTTTTTCAGGTACATTTGTGTAAATACTATAGGAAATCGTAGGTTGTAGTTTCTGTTTCAAGTCAAATAAAAGTGAAGCAATTTGATTATCTAACGAACGAACTTCTTTATCGGTTGACATTGATTTATTAATTGCAATTATTTTAAAATATTTATTTTTTTATATGATATAAAAAAAGAAGATTTTAAAAGATGTTTACTAGTAATAATATGAGCCAATCCGGTATTATCGAACTCCATGCGGAATCATTTAAAAAGATGAAAGGAAATCGTGGGTTTGTACTTGGTATTCCTAATGCCCAAAATTTAACATTAGTAATGTTTTATAGTATCCAGTGTACGTATTGTGATTTAGCCATGCCTGAATTAGAAAAATTAAGTCGTTTTATTCTAGACAATAATCTTCCGATTAATATTGCTGTATGTGATATTATGAAGAATAAAAAAGTCATTCAAGAATCAGCGGATACAGTGGATCCTATTAAATTTGTACCATATATGCCAATCTATTTAGATGAAAAACCGTATTTACGATACAATGGAAAGAAAACTGCAGAAGAAATGCTAAATTACTTGATTGAGGTATTAAAACGAGTAGATACACGTCAAAAATTTGTTCAACGTCAACAAGTAAAAGAAGAAGAACGAACACAAACTTCTCAAGCAGAAGGTGTACCATATAATGTCGTCTGCGAAGGAGATGTCTGTTATTTAACACAAGATGAATTATTTGGAACGGCTACCTCAAAAAAAATGTATTGTGTAGGTAATGTCTGTTATTTAACACAAGAAGAAATGTTTGCCCACCAAGAACGAGAACGGGAACGTGATTAAATTCAAGGCCTTTTCACAAAAGGCCTTACCCCAAAACTTGCTATAAAAGAAATTTAAATAATATTACTTATCTATTCAGTATATTCACTGAATAAACTATATAAATAATACTATTATTCTGTTATAGCAAATAAATAGAGTGAAAAGGGTGTGATGTGATCATTTCTGTTTTCTATTCTACTATTTACTTTTTATTTATTTTCACAATATAAGCATTACATGTAATTTACTATAAAAGATAGTAAATTAATTAAATAGTACCTACTACAAAATAATGTATTTTTTCACTATCTTATAACTCAATTTTATTTGCTATAACAGTTTTTATTATTAATTTTACTATTTATTCAGTGAATATACTGAGTAAATTGATTGTAACATCATACATTCTGTTATCGTAACATTTTTGGTACGGGTTTTTGTGAAAAAGCCGTGTATTTTTTATCGTTTTGATTTTGATTTAGTATGGTGTGGAACATCAGAATGTGATTGAGACGATGGTCTTGATTTTGGTTTTGATTTTGATTTCGATCGAGATACTGAATGTGAATTCATTGGTCTTTTTTCTTTTGAAAGAGATTCCATTTCTTCTAATTGTTGTAATTCTCTATCAATTTCATTATCAATTTCATCAGAATCACCATTTATTTCTTCAATTTTTGATTGAAATAGTTTTGAATCATTCATGTGTTTAAAAGTTGGTTGCTCAAATTGAGGTTGTTGTTGAAATTGAGGTTGTTGTTGAAATTGCGGTGGTTGTTGAAATTGTGGTTGTTGTTGAAATTGAGGTTGTTGTTGATAAGATTGATTCTGTTGAACTTGTACAGAGGCTCGTGCTGCTTGTGCGAGTACTTCATTTACTTTTTCTTGAGGATGACGAAGTTTCATTGCTTGCGTCGCATTATGTAAATGTAATGCTTGGATTTCATCTGCAGTACGTTGTACATTCATTGTAGTTTCTTTTTGTTCCAATTGATCTACTACCTTTGTATCAACTTGTTTATGTTCTACTTGTTTTTCTTTATATTCGATTTGTTTCTCTCTATTTTCCATTTGTTTTTCACGTTGTTCTTGTTTTTTCTCACGTTGCCCAATCGCAACTTCACGTTGTTCTAATTGTTGAAGACGAACGGTAATTGCTTGTTGTTGAGAATGTAATTTTGATTCTAATACCTCCTGTTCTTGCTGACGATTTCGTATGTTTCGAATATGTTCCGATAATGTATTTTCTACTTGTGCTTTTTCTGATTCGTGAAGTTCACGAGCTTGTTTTAATTCTTGTACATCATGAGCTAATGTTTGTTTAATGTTCTGTAATGCTTCCATATCTTGTTTTGTTTTTTCTTGCATTTGATATACTTTATTATAATCGGTAAGGTTGGAATTGGATGTATTTTGGAGTACTTCACTTAATTCTTCAATATCTTGTTCTAATTCATATAATTCTTGTCGGACTTCATTATTTTTTTTAGAAGCATAATAAAATAAACCAATAAATAACGTGGCTTCCGCTGCGATATGATAAATCTTCTTATTATTCATTTGAATGGTTATGTTGTTTCTAAATCAATATTATTTAGAATGGTTTTTTTAATGAAAACAAAAGCACAAGATCGTTTTCTTATATCTATTCTTTACACGGCTTTTTCACAAAAACCCGTACCAAAAATGGTACGATAACAGAATGTATGATGTTATAATAAATGTACTAAGTCACCATCTTATAAATTAATTTTATTTGCTATAACAGTTTTTTGTATTACTTTTACTATTTACTCAGTGAATTACTGAGTAAATTTATTGTGACATTATAAATTCTGTTATCGTAACATTTTTGGTACGGGTTTTTGTGAAAAAGCCGTGTACTAAGTATATTCACTGAATAAATATAAAAAGTACTACTAAAAACTGTTATAGCAAATAAAATTAAGTTATAAAACGGTGATTCTTTACCTTGTTACTTTTTACACCTTTGGACATTTAAAACACAGATTTTTGCGTTACAAAAAATTTAAATGACCTCGGGGTAAAGTCTTTTGGGAAAAGGCCTTGAATAAACTATCAACGTACTGCTCTAATTTCCGGATGTTGTAATCTTCTTTTTAATTTCTGTACTTCGTCTTCTTCATGTGCTTCTTCTCTATGTAATATAAAAAAATAACAACATATTGTAAATACAATTGTTACTAGTAGTATGATTACAATATTTTTGTATGTTAATTCATGATCAATATCATAGATAAGAATCGTTAAAGTAATAAAAATAATAATACCTTTTATCCATATATTTGCTAAAAAAGTAATAACATTTGGTTTAATTGGACTAATCACACTTCCTAGTATAAAAACAATCGTTAATAATAAAAAATAACGTACAAATTCATTTGCCAATATTTTATTTGACCATATTTGACTATCCCAATTGATTTTCATTTTATAGTACTAGTACTATAAAATAGTCAACAGTAAAAAAAATTAATATTAATAGGTATGTTTATTTCGTTTCTGTTCCGATACTGTTAATTGCGATTGTACCTTGTTAAACGCAGATTGTATCCGATCAATTTGAATCGGTGGTAACAATACTAATCCTTCATAGTCATTTTGGACACCATCAAGATCAATTTCAAATTCAGATGGATACATATCAGCAATTTCTGATTGAGGTTGATAGTATGCATGAAAACATTCTGGTACACAAGTTTTACTTTCTGGTGGAATGACACATACCAATTGAACCAATGGTGACACTGGTTCATGTTGTTCAAATGGTACATAAATCCATTCTGTTGTTATTGACATACTATATGCATACAATTCATGAAAAAATGGTCCATGATAATATGGATAACAATACAACCAATCAGGCATACCTTGGTAATAGTAGGTACCGACAAAGAGTAATCCGATAACATAATCGTTACAGACGGTAGTACGATCTATAGTAGGAAAATGTAATTCATAGTATTCGTTACGATATTCTTGAAAATCAACTTGTAAACGATTGCCGTATTTATCCAATAACTTATTTGGATGTCCTCGATGTGATTTTTTCTTTTTTTCAATCATTTCTAGTTCAACATCCATTAATGCTTGAATAACCAATTGAAATCCCATGGTATGAATAGCAAAATGTGGTGTAACTTGAACTAAGGGAAATCCTTTATCGAATATAGATTTATATACTTCCAAGATTTTATCAATGCCTTTATGTTTAATTTCAAAGGAAGGTGAATGGGGTAAAAAATCATTTCCGAGAAAAAATAATAAAAATACAAAATCATTTACGATTTGTTGTTCTTTTTCAGGATAGGTATGAGTAGGATCAACCATTTTTACAACTTGTTTACGAAACGTATCAATGGATACAATAAAATGAGAACAATTCACGTCATTATAGACATTCGGACGTAAAATAAATATATTTTTCTTGGCTAAACCAATTGCTAACATAATCAAGTCAGCATCAGGTGAAAAAATACATATTCGTTTCTTTTCTTTTTTTTCCAAATATCGAATAATTTTATGTTCTCCTTCACCTGCCATAGATTGATCCATCATTACAACCTTGAATGGATATTTTTTCTTGGAAAAGTACGTTGTAATGTATGTAGATAAATCCTGTAAAAACTGCGTACCAGTACTAATATGATTCGAGTCAAATATACTACGTTCATAATCGGTCTTTTCCTTGGCGGAACGAAAACGGCGTTGACGTTGTTGATTCATTTTGGATAACCCAGCCACACCATCAATAGCTAACAATAGTTCTTCGGTAGGTGGTACCATTGCAATAATGGATTCAATTTCATAACAAATCGCTTGAAAACATCCGTTATTGGTTTTAGGAGCACGAACGCTTAATCGTTTATCAAAAAAATAGTCATGACAAATGGGATGAAAAATCGCATTCAAATCAATTCCAAGGATTTGAAAATGATCTACTGATTGACCTTTATGGAGATAGGTAATCGATTCAGGATACGTTTTAAAATGCCAGTAAAAATAACGGAAAATCCCCATGAAGATTTATTTATATCCTATAATCATAAAGAAACGATTTTCTTTTCTTTTCATTTTTTTTAAAAATATTTTTTTAATTTCTCACTAGTATCATAATAATGTCACAAGAAGATCTACGTACTAAATTATTTGGTTCAGACAATGAAGATGAAGATGAAGATCAACCAAAATCGTCCATTGTTAATTCATCAGCATTTAAACAACCTGAATCCGATGAAGATGAATCCAGTGAAGAATCAGAAGAAGAAGAAGATAGTGAAGAATCGGGAGAAGATAGTGAAGAGGAACAAGGTAATGATGAAGGTGATAAAAAACCAATGAGACCGAAAAGAAAAACGCACAGACGAAGAGGTGATGAAGAAAACGATGGAGAAAATGATGGAGAAAATGATGGAGAAAATGATGGAGAAAATGATGAACAAAATGATGAAGAAGATCGTCCTTTAATTAAACAACCTTCTGGAGCAAATCTACAAGAGCAATTACAAAATTATAATTCCGAAGCAGTTTCTTCAATAGCTTTTCAAAATGCTTCGGTACAAGAACTACGACGTAATGAAGAAGAAAAAGTACGTAAAGTAAAAGAAGAACAATATCGTGACCAACGAAATAAGATTGTTGAACAATTTATACAATTTATAAAAATAGAATTTACGGAACAAACAAAAAAAATTATACTTGATACTGATCTACAACGAAAAAAACTAGAAACGATACTAGAAACATATGTAGTTCACCCAGAATGTATTCAAGAATTTGAATTACTAGATGGTAGACATGTTTCACCATTACAATTATTAGATGAAAAATATCATACAGAAGGAGAACCACGTTTATTTACATTTATCATTGAACATGCTACAACAGAAATGGATCAACTGTCGGCTAGATTACAATCATGTATTACCTCTTATATTACTTTTCTTCGATCTAAAATGTCAAAAGCTATAAAATACAGTCCTGAATACTATCGAGAACAATTATTTGATACACAAATTGGATTATTGTGGCATATGTTGGTTCATGGAAAAACGACAAACGCAGATGGTAGCATAGCATATAGTGTAGAATCTGAATACGATGGATTATTTAGAACATGGAAAACCTGTGAAGCACAACTTGTTGAGGTTCTTCAACGTAGTGAAATAGGTAAAAGATCAATTACTGATCAAGAACAACTCCTATTACTATGTAGGAATTATATTGACAAATATGATCGTTCATCTAGCGTAATTGGACTACTGGATCAATTTTTTTATACTCGATTCGTAGAAGAAAAAAAAACAAACAAAAAAGAAGTACTAGTCGTATTAGTCGATGACTATAAATGGTTACGTTTATGTAATGACGGTACATTTATACGTACTCGTGAAATGTATGATAAACTTCAACGTAGTCTTACTCTTCTTCCAGTTGATATTAGTACGTATAGTCGAGCAAAAACAATCACCAAACCTACGAAAAGTAATCGACCACAACAATTTGTAGAAATGGTGTTTCCTCGGCCAGATTACACCATCGTCACACGGGATGACATTGATACTTTTTTTACCAACATCACGACACCTAATTACATTACAAGAAGAACAATAGATCGTAATTTTGATAGTAGTACATTTGGAGAAGTGATTAGTGTACCGGTTGATTTAGAAATAGATGGAAGAAACCCAAATAGTAGTAGGGATTACATTCCTTTATTACAATTTATTATTTTATTATGTAGAAAACGTACTGTGATTCATATAAAAGAACATATGGAACATGGTATAACCCTTGAACAAATTGAACGTACTTTTATGAATTATTATGAACAAGCAACATTATTATTTAAAACCATGTTAGCTACGATACGAGACGATCCAAGTCTTCAATCTGCTATTCAGGATAAAATAACCTATGAAAAAGAAGTTTGTATCGCTACATTTTCGAGTGTTGTTACTACTACGACCGAACGTAGTACCTTATTTATGAATGGATTAGTGCGTCGTGCCAATCGTAACGCACGGGTACAAGCAATGAAAAAAATTCCGTTGGGTAAATTAGATTATGTATGTCGTATAAAAACACAAGATATCGTTGTACGTCCTATTGATATGATTGCGATGGAACAATTTATCATACGGGAACACCCTATTGTTGCAAAAGATATGGATGTATTTTTCTTTCCTACTACCTTGTTACGAGAAAAAATGTGTTCTTCCAATGTCGTCGTTACCCGTCATTATATAGAAATTGAAGGTAAACGAATGAACCTCGGGCGTATCATAGTAGATCCAATCACACAACAAAAAAGTGCAAATGAATTTACTTCTTCTGATTATTATTCTTTTTTACAAAAAGGAGGACTATCCAGTCAATCATCATTGTATGAGGTACTCGAAAGTAACAATGTTTATGTATCTCGTATCATGGAACAATTGGAAATTGATTTCCATTCCGTTTCATTAGATATGCTGTTATTACAACTTATGGAACGACTAAAAGCATCCTCTCCACAAGTAACTGTTCAAGAGATGATAGATTTATGTTCATGTATCATAACACTCTATGATGATACCTTTCAACTCGTTGATAAGAGTATAATGGATATTATTGTTCCTCGGTATACTAATATGGATACCATATCATCTATCTTACGACATGATCCGGATGAATCAATTGTGGAAGCATTTTATCGTATTATCTTTCGTATTACATCTGATACGGATACCGGATACAAAATAATTAATTATGCAAAAGCATTCATCATGGAACACAATCGGATTAGATTTGAATTTCTTGGAATAGAACAACCCTCTCTTCAGCAGTTATATTTATCTAGTGTGATACGTCTTGATGTCATAAAAAAAAGTAGTAGTCAATTTCTTCCAGAAAGACGTAGAAGTGCCGCTATAGAAGAGGAGATGGAGATGAAAAACAATGGTGACAAACTTGGTGTAAAAAAACATGTACATAATTGTAAATATTGTAATGGAATAAAAGATCTTATACCGACCATTCAATTTAAAAAGGGAAACCCACTAAAAACAGATATGTGTCAACAATGTGTAGAAACTAGACTCATCATTCGTGTAGGAGTACGGTAAGTTACAATTTATTAAATGTTATTACTCATGGTTTTTTCACAAAAACCCGTGGAAATACTATATTAGAATGATATCGTATTATTTTTCATAAATAAAAATAAAATTGATTAAATAACCTTTAGTAACTATAATAATAATATGGCTGCAAAAAAAACGTCTGCTTTTTTGATAGAAGATTCAGATGAAGAGGACACTAACCCATTACCGACTATTGTATTTTCAAACAGTAGTGCATCAGTAGAACCTACAGAAAGTAAACAGTATGATGAAGATCGCCAGGATGACCGACAAGATGATCGACAAAATGACGAAGATGAATATGAACAAGATGAATACGAGAATGAAGAAGAGGTTGAATTTCAAAATGAACGAGATTATTATGCTCGAGCTTCTTATGGACGTGGTGGTGCGTCCATGTCCATAGCAGAAGGAATGAATCCTCGTATGTATTATGCCATTCAGAATCAAGATCGGACTGAATCTGATTTATTTTTAGATAAACTAGAAGACTATTATCGAGAAGTACAATCTGGTAATTATGTTAATAGAGACCGTAATCAATTTACGGTTTTATTATCAAAACATCCTCATCCACGTTTTTTACATATTCCCTTATGTATGATTATGGAATATTTTTTTAATGGAAAAGAATACAAATGGGATGAAACTATATTTACAAAACTAAAAAATCATACCAACTTTAGTGTATATGATGTACTACGATACATTGCTTTATTTAATTTATATGCATTATAATCAAGGCCTTTTCACAAAAGGCCTTACTCCGCTCAGGGCGGATACCCCAAAACTTGCTATAACAGAAATTTAATTAATATTACTTATCTATCCAGTGAATATACTGAATAAACTATATAAATACTACTATATTATGTTATAGCAAATAAATAGAGTGAAAAAGATGTGATTAGTTATTTTTTTCATAATAGACTATTATGAAAGTAAATAGATAGTACGTAAAAAATAAGATAATCACCATATTATAACTTAATTTTATTTGCTATAACAGTTTTTAGTACTTTTGTATTTATTCAGTAAATATACTGAGTAAATGTATTGTAGTATCATAGATTCTGTTATCGTAACATTTTTGGTACGGGTTTTTGTGAAAAAACCGTGAAGATAAAATACATTATTATGCATATTCACGCCATACTTTATTACAATGAGAACATTGAATGATACTAGTCATACCTTCATCTGCACTACGTGTTTGTACTTGTCGAGAATAGGTCTTTTTACTTTTACATCGACTACATTCATATAATCCTTCAGAAACTTCTAATTTAATGGTCATAATTGCAATGTCTTGTGCTTCTGTTTCTTTTTCTTTTTTAAATGTTTTGGAATCCCATGGCGAAATCCCATTCTTGACTTCTTCTAGTAATTCTGCATGAGAAAACGTTTTGTTAATAAATTTACCACACAATTGATAAATATCATTTGGTTTTTGTTTACAATAACGTGAAAATGTTTCTGCATTACGATCCGTTGTATAATGGGATAGTATTTGTTTTATTCGTTCAGTAGAATACACGGATGATTTATATGGTTTTCTAGGAATACATTCTTTTGCACTTTTACAATAACGTTGAATAATGACTCTTTTTTTCTTATGTGTAATTACTTTTTCTTCTTGTATTTCAATTACATCTTCTTTTTCTTCCGAATCATCTATTATTTCAACTTCTTCTGCCTCCTCTTCATCTTCTTCCATGTCTCCTATATCAATTTCGTCTTCTTCTTCTTCCTCCTCTTCGTCACCATCTTCTTCAATTTTCTCTTCATCTACTTCTTCATCATCTAGTTCTTCTTCTTCCTCTTCATCATCTTCTTCTTCGTCTATTTCATCCAATTCTTCTTCATCGATTTCGTCTTCTTCTTTTTTACCAAGTACAACTTCCATCATTATCATATGTGTTTTTCTGTACTTTCTTTTCATTTTTACAAGTCATGGTACATAGTAATAAGCTACATTTGTCTACTGTGATATGTAACCATAACATAATAGGATACTGATATCAATTGATTTAAAGAAATCACACACAAGTAATATCATGAACAACGCAGATGATTATTTATTTTACTGTAAAACAAGAGAAGGGTATGTATTTAAAATTCTGTTTGAATTACTTAAAAATTGCGTGAAATCATGTAGTATTAAATTTACGAAAGATGGAATTTTTATCACTAGTATTGATACGAAGAAACAATTATTATTATTAATTAATATGGGAAAACATAATTTTAATATTTTTCGTTGTAATTCTGTCTTTAACATTTCCGTAAATTTAACTAGTTTTTATAATATGTTAAAAACCATCAAGAAAAAAGATGGAATCTGTCTTTATATTGAACATCAATCTACAAATAAGTTACATATTATAAAAGATGATATGGATCAAAGTGAAAAGTGTGCAAATAAAATTCAAATTATGAAAACACAAGATATTGAATATGAAAATGTAGAAGAATATAAAGAACCCGTTATCATTAATGCTAAAAAATTACAAAATACATTAAAAGAAATTTCAACGACAAAAGGTCGTATCACGGAAATAACGTCAAATGGGAATTCGATTCGGTTTTTTTGTGATAATGGATCCATTATGACGACAGATAAAACACATGGTGATATTGAAATGAAAGGTGATGAAATTTATAGTGAAACCTTTGATAGTGCATTATTAATTAAATTACAAAAAATTTTAGGATTAACACAAAATGTAAAGGTATACATTTCTAAATTAGCACCAATTAAATATGAACTGAACATTGGTTCATTAGGAAATGTTGTTATTTTTATTAAGTCTCGTGAAATTATTGATGAAGAGTCCAACACAGATGCTACTGAATCATAATTTTTTGTCATGTTTTTTTATAGTATTCTTTACTATAAAAAAAGTTATTATAATTCAATAATTAATAGATCTCCTTGTTCCTCTTCTTCTTTTTTCTTTTTTACTTCTTGTTCATATACGAGTCGAATCTGTTCTTTAAAATCGTTCAGAAATAATGGATCAATATCATGTTCCGTAATTTCTTTTACCTCATCCTTCTTTTTACGTTCAGGTTGTTTTGGTTCTATAACTGGTTCTACTGCATTTCCTTTACTATCTTGGAGTGATTCTTTCATTTCTTCTGGTACACGTGGTTCTTCCTCTTGAATAAATTCAGATGACATATAACGATCCAATAGCGATTTTACCGAAATGGAATGTTTATTATGTTCAGCTTCCCATTCAATAATTTCTAATAAAAGAGGATACAACACTGTCTGATCTTGAATTTTAATTACATCAATAATCCCATGATAAAATAAATTACATTGAACAGACTTGACAATCTCAATTACTTTTTCAAAAATTTGATGTTCAGTCAACTGGCGCATTTTCAATATAATACTACGATACATATCTCGTGAACTTGGTACCATTGAAAAAATATAACTCATAATGTCTAAACACGCAATGGAAATGATCATAAAGTCTTTTTTAGTTGGTTTTGGTCGTTTTTCCATATATGTACTGACTAACATGTATGCCTGGATCATGATTTCTTCTCGAAATAATTTACGTCCAATTTGTAAAAAAAGCGGTGTTAATTCTTGGTCACAATATAAACTGTCTCGGGTTTTGGTTACAATCGGTTCGTCTTTTACTACTCCACGAATATTATCAAAAATACGATGATGATACAATTCATCCAATGATATTCTTTTATCTAGATCATAGGTTAACATTCGTTCAATCATGGAATTAATGATACGAATCTTATCCTTAATGGATTCATGTACCGGTTCCAAACGGTGTCGGAACGGTAAACTTTCACCCGCTTCCATTAAAATATCAAATAAATTCATATATTTCTTACGATACATATCATCTTCCGATGATGTAGAATCAAACGACTGTTCATCATCATCATCAGAAGCACTAGAATACGAATGAGAAATAGAATCATCTGATAAATCACTATCAGAATCATCACCATAAATAATATCAACAATCGGGTGAATACGATATAGAAATTCCAAACATGATAACCCAATTGCCCATACCATTGATTTGTAGGTAAACATATCATCTTTCCATAATTCTGGTGGCTGATAACTACGTGTACCAATAATGGGATAATCTTCTTCTAAAATAATATGCCCAAAATCAATAATTTTTACCGTTTGTCCATCTTTGGATAACATGACATTTTCCGATTTAATATCACAATTCATAATTCCATTACGTTGAAAAAATCGTGCAACACGAACCATTGTCCATAAAATAGTAGGAAACAATTCCAATCGTTTTTCAAATGGAACCTTTTTTGAATAATCATACATGTTACTATGCATTCGTTCCATATAAATTTTACATTCATGTTGAGAAATCTCCCATTTTTTCATACGAATCATACATGGATGGGACAACGAATGTAAGATAGTTACTTCACTCAATTCTTTATAATGATCACTAAATTTAATAACTTTATAGACTGTATCTTTATCTACTTCATAAATTTGTCCTTGACCACCCGAATCAATTTTTTTAGGAGGCATTCTTTATGTATGACATTCATCTTTAATTTGGAATTCTTTCTTTGATAATAAAGCACATATTCCTAGTGCACTAATGTATACGGGATCATAAGTATGTTGTGATTCCGGTTTTTGACACATAGGTGAATCACCTACTAAGGTGACATAGGTTTTCGCTAATAGTTCCAATGTTTTTTCATTGGATGAATCGTTTATGAGATGTTTTATTTCCTCTAGTACATATAATGATAATTCTTTCGTATCCATATTCTATTATTATAATAGAATATCTTTAACTTGTATCTGTTTTCTATATAAAATTAGTATTGTCTGTGACATCATTTATACATAAATAATTTGGACAAGATATCATTTCATTACTAAATTCTTCAAATGATTCTTTATGATCTGCTTCACTTGTTGTCTCACTTACTCCTGATAAATAATGAGCATATAAATTTTTTTGATAATATAATTCTTGTTCTACTGAATCCATTTGATGTCCAGAATATGATTCGACAATACTTTCATTACACATTAGATGATCTTTATAAAAATTAGGTGTTTCCAAATGATAATAGGAAATGGTATCACCAATACCATATTGTTTGATTTGTTTATATATATCTTTTGCTAATCGAGGAATGACCCATACTCCTTTTTTAATACGAATTGCATGATTAGGTGATAAACGTAGATCATTTTTAGGAATTCCATAACCCAGACAACCTTTTGGAATCAAATAAGGTGCTGTTTTTTTTGTAGTTGTTAGTTTAGTACTAGTGACCTTGATCTGAACGGTTCTTCCGTCAGATGTTGTAACCGAATCACCATTTTTTAATTCTTCTATCTTTTTATAACCATTAGGAGTAAGAATAAGAGAACCAGCAGTAAAACACGGTAAAGAAGTAAAACGAGTTTCAGCAGTCTGTCCAGCTGTTCCTGCTAATTGTCCTGCTGTTGCTGCTTCGGTCGCCTTCTGTTCATTGGTACCTTCATACGTACTGTATGTATAATATGCTGCATATCCTGCAGCAACTGCAGACGTAACACTTTGATATACACTTTGTTCTAAATTACGAAATGATGGATAATCATAGTAAAAATTAATTGTTGCTACGGCCACTTGAACAGCAGTACTTCCAGGTTTTATAGACTCATCGTATGCTACTTCTAATGAAAGAGAATAAGTATTAGTCAATTCTGATTCAGTTGCACTTGATACTAGACTGAAAATAATGTTTGTTACAATCGCCGCAGCCAATGAAACAGCTTCATTATTATCAGTTGAACCATCTTCATTTATAATGATTGATATATTATTAGTAATCAATTCATTTAATTTTGTTGTAATGATTTGAAGATCACCAAACTCTTCTTGAATAGCCACGTTTATAGCAGAAAATGCGGCATTTGCAGCACCTGTTGCAATCTCAGTCGGCGTTTGTGTTGACATTATTATACTATTATATATATTATTTTTTTATTTATATATTAAAAAAACCCGTCCCAAAAATGTTACTATAACAGAATGTATGATGTTACAATAAATGTACTCAGTATATTCACTGAATAAATAGTAAAAGTACTACTAAAAACTGTTATAGCAAATAAATTTGAGTTATAAGATGGTGCATTTACTCAGTATATTCACTGAATAAATAGTAAAAGTACTACTAAAAACTGTTATAGCAAATAAATTTGAGTTATAAGACGGTGATATTTATATATAAGATGGTGTTTTTATTATCATCTAATAGTAATTTTTTTAATGAATCTAATTAAAAGTACGTAACAATCTTATACACGTCCTTTTTCTAATTCTTTTGCACGATCAACAATACTTGGTTTCTTTTTAGGTCCGGGACCAGATATGGATGTAGAACTAGGTACTATTGGAGTATTATTCATTTTCACACCTACTTCTCTATCTATTCCGTCCATTTCATCAATTTCATCAATTTCTTCTAATAATAATGATGAAGAAGATGATTGTAATTGAAATGGAGGTTGTTTCTCTTCTTGATTCATAATTACATTTAATGATGTTTGCATCATATTTTCATGTCCTGAACCACGTATGGGTCGTATATCACGATCTGTTGAAAATTCACGAATCTTTTGATTAATTGTATTTCGTTTTGATCCATGTAGTAATGCGGAAGTATGATCACTATCTCGTACATCTGTACCAGTTGGACGAGTCATTGGATCTAATTTATACTCATCAAACAAACTTTTTTCGTCTAAAATACTACTTATTGATGTAGTACCTTCTATTTTTTGATGCTGTCCTTCTACTTTTTGTCCTTGTACTTTTTGTCCTTCTACTTGTTGTCCTTGTACTTGTTGTCCTTGTACCTGTTGACCTTGTACCTGTTTACCTTGTACCTGTTGACCTTGTACCTGTTGTCCTTGTACCTGTTGTCCTTGTACCTGTTGTCCTTGTACCTGTTGTCCTTGTTGTCCTTGTACTTGTTGACCTTGTTGACCTTGTTGTCCTTGTACTTGTTGACCTTGTACTTGTTGACCTTGTTGTCCTTGTTGTCCTTGTACCTGTTGTCCTTGTTGTCCTTGTACCTGTTGTTCTTGTACCTGTTGTACTTTTTGCAATTGTTGAATTAATTGTTGTTGTATGTGTTGTAATTGTTGCATTTGTTGTACTTGTTGTGGAGTAGGCTGTTGATTATTTTGTTGTTGTTGTTGTAACTGTTGATGTAATTGTTGTTGAACATTATGAATTTGTTGTAATTGTTGTTGAATCTGTTGAGGAGTTAACTGATCCTGTAATTGACTATGTATTTGATTCTTTAGTTGATGTAATTGTTGTAATTGTTGAATTTGTTGTTGATTTGGTTGTTGGTTCGGTTGTTGTTGGATTTGCTGATGCAATTGTTGTTGTTGTTGTTGTATCTGTTGTAATTGCAATTGTAATTGCTGACTTGGTTGTACAGGTTGATTATTAGGTTGTTGTACAGGTTGACCATTAGGTTGTTGTACAGGTTGACCATTAGGTTGTTGTACAGGTTGACCATTAGGTTGTTGTACAGGTTGATTATTAGGTTGTTGTACAGGTTGACCATTTGATTGTACAGGTTGATCATTAGTTTGTTGTACAAGTTGAAGTGTAGTTACTTCTTTTTGTTTATCACGAATAAAAGACTGTATATACTTCAAGAACTTATCATCTTCAAAAATAGTTGACTCTTTTGTTTTTGAATTGTATATAATAATAGCAGGTACTTTTTTTATATTTTTATCTATTATAGTACGAACATCTGGATGATCGATCCAGATGAGTTTAATTTGTGGTTCAAGAGTTATTTTTAAATTAGTTATATATTCAATAATACGTATACAAAATGGAGAAAATTTGCTACATAACATAAACGTTTGAATGTGACTCATGATTACTTGATTTACATAAATTGTTTTAAGTTATTTTATAGAAAATATAAAAACAATTATGTTTCAAAAAAGCGTATCCTCTACTATTTTCAATTATTGTAATTGAAAACGTACACTATAATACCACTATGATTTTGTATTATATATTGATTAAAAAGACTCAATCTTTCTTTTTTTTTATAAAAGAAGATATTTTTACTTGTAACAATTCTTTACACTGTTGATAACCTGAACTAAACATTGTAATCAACTCTCCGTTACGTTTTGTAACAAATTCATCATTTGTTTTAATTTCAATAAATGTACCTCGAAGTAATTGATGTACATTCATTTTTTCAATATACAAAATTGGTATATATAAAACACTAATTATATCTTGAAATATATCTTCTTTTTTTGTTACATTACGAAGAATAGAGATTCCAAATACATTTTTTTCGTGTTTCGAAGCAAACAAAATAGGAAATGGATCAATTAACCCTCCATCAATATACTCATTATTGTCATATACTGTATATCCAAAGACAAAAGGAATAGAAGAAGACATTTGTAAAGCAATATCTAGTGGTAATGTCGGATGGGTTTCATGTGAAATATAAATAGGTTCCGTGGGATTATGACGAGCGATCGTTACAATACATAATTTTTTTTTATAGGTTTCATATAATTCTGCAAGTGTTGGAATATGACCAATTTTTTTTGTAATGATCGTTTGTAACATTTGATTAAATAATGAAGCATCAAGAAATTTTTTATCTGTAACAATATTTGTAATATGAAAGGTAGCGGCAAGACAATGTATAATTTTATGAATACAAATATATACTAATAATTCTAATGGTTTATATCCAATAATAAGTAATCCACTAATAATTGCTCCAATACTTGTTCCATAATATGATTCAATATGTTCTAATCCAATTTGTTCATATAAATATTCAATTGCACCTAATAAATAGACACCTTTTATACCACCACTTGGTAAGACCAGAGCAGATGCTTTTTTAAAATCATGTAGTGAGGGTAATAGCGTTTCTTTAATCTCATCTTCTGATAAAAAATCATCCCATCCTAATGTATCACTATTCATTTATATTACTTCCGTTTTATTTCTTTAGAATAAGAATCAGCAAGATAATAAATAACATAAAGTAAATAAGTTGTACATCAATTGACATGACATGTTCTCCATGAGTCGATAAATGCATATTTGAATACGATTCACGTTGTTTTTCTAGTTCTCCGGAACGTTGTTCAAGTTCCTGTTTTTGTTTTTCTATCACTTGTTTTTCTTGTTCAACGCCATGAAGTTGTTGTTCTAGTAATCGTTGGTGTTTTTCTAATGCTAGGTGATTTTGTTCGATTGCATATTTTTCTTGTTCCAAGGCATTTTTATATTGTTCCAAGGCATTTTTTTCTTGTTCCATTATTTTTTTCTCATGTACTATGGTTTGATCATGTACTTGATTGGGGACGATAGATTGACCAGTACTAATGGTTTTTTGATAGTATTCGATTTTCTTTGATAATGTTTTATTTTCGTCAATCAAGTATGACAAATCTTGTTGAATTTGTTTTAATTCTTCTTCATTTAAGAATTTCCCTTTTTCCTGCCGAGAAAATAATGAATCAACAGAAGTCGTCTGACTCATTTTTATTGTTACTAAAGAAAAAATGTTTAAAACTTTTTCATAATAGTAAATGAGTACCGACACATCCTATCGAGTCAGATTAGCCACGTTAGAACATGACATAAATGAACCTACATTTTCAATTAAAAAATACTTATCGTCCATACAATATTATGTCATGATTGCCACATTCTTTTTTTTATTCTTGTTTTTCTTCACACCCAGTTTTTTATTAACAAAGAAAACAAAGAAAGAACCACAACGTATTTTTTGGATGAGATGGATCGTTACTTGGTTAGTGTGTTCTATACTTGTAAGTATGATGTATTATATGTATCTAGGAGATCGATCCAACAAAAAATCATTGTAAAATATTTAAAATCCTATATATACGATAAGATGGAACAACGATGGCTGAATAATACAATCTCTCGGTATGCAGTATCCGATGCAACTCATTTTGACCCTGTTTTATGGAAAGAAGAAACATTACAAACCATGCAAGATGAAATTGCATATCGTTTACGAAACGATCCAGACTATTTTGGTGATCATGATACGGAAGAACATGATCGTAGACGTCCACGTCCACTTTTTGTACCATTAGAACAAATACGAAATGTTGCAGATAGTATTTCACAATCAAATCCACGTATTGATACGATAGAACGTATTGAAATGATTGTATCCTATATTGTATCTTATTTAAAAAACGAAGAAACCATTAATCAAACACCAGAATACGATAAAACCATTACTAAATACGATGGTACATTTGGTATACAACGTATGTCTACAGGTCAGTTATCAATAAAAAAAAAGAGATTAAATACCATTGGAAGAATGTTTTAATGATGAGTTATTGTACCAAGGTTTTTTCACAAAAGACCTTACCCCAAAACCTGTTATAACAGAATGTTAATTAATATGTTTTACCTTGTCGACCGTTTTTATTTTTTTTTATTTTTATTTTTATTTTTATTTACAACTATTTCACAGTGATTTTACTTATATTTTTAATTAAAATAATTAAGAATACTATATTATTGAAAACGGTCGACAAGG